CATCTTGCCCCAAAGTTTGCATAAATTCTGTATCTATTAAATCTGTACCATCCAGTTTAAATATATGTGTTTCAACAGGGAGCGAATTAATAGATGTGCCTTTTGCTAATCGCTTACGTTTTGTGCCTTGATGTATACCTTTATCTTTTAAATCCCGCACTAGGTCTTTAAATATGATTTGTTCTTTAGCGCAGTAGTTCCTGATTGCTTTACTAAATATATACAACGTACCTGTATCTGGCTCTAATCGAGTTGTCAATTCATACCGAGGCTCAACAATAGGAAGTGGAGTAATCGAGTTCCTTGCGTCCTGTGCGCCATTCACCACTAGAATATGCCCACGATTAGCATTTAAAAACGCACCTAATACTCCTATAAAATCTATTTCAGGTTCTACTATCTGTTGACGTAACGTATCAACTAAATCGTTACTTGCCCAAGCTAATACTCTGGGTATATCCAAATCTATTAACTGTAGGTAATTTGCAATCTGCGCTCCTGCAATGTTGCAGGATATAACAGCAGACCAAAACCGCTCCCTTGAATTAAGATTAGCTTTTGCATCTAAATGCTCTTGTATACCTCTTGCCAACTCAATTGCTTTGGGTAAATTTTTTACCAAATATTCAATGTAAATTGGCCCTGCTAACCCATAGTTATTCAACAACCCCCCTTCAAATAATTTATAGGCATCAGACTTACTAATGTTGTCAGTACGGTCAATACGGTATTCCAACAACCGCATAATTTCCCCATCAGCAAACTGTTTAATCAAAGATAGTTTCTCCGCCATAGAAGCATTAGAACTTGCTAACGCAATTAAACTCCAGTTTGTGTCGTTTTTACGCTCCATATTATTCTGGGATTGCATACGTCCCGGCCCTGAACCTTGTGATACGTTATACAAGAGAGTCGAAACAGATTCAGGGTGCATATTGGTTATCTCATCTACCGTATAAGGCAGATTATTCATAACTCCAAGCCGATACATTTTGTGAGCAAATGTATCTGTCTCCTGTGCCAACAGTTTGTCAGGATGTCCATATACACTATTACACATCTTTAACACGGTAGACTTACCTGTACCAGATGATGAGTTAATTAGATTTATTAATGCACCATTAAAACCAAGATGTTTTATTAGTGGCGCACCAAATGCGGTAAAAAAGCCAAACGCATGAGGTTCAAAATTAGGTTTGTTGTAAACACGGATAATGTTCTTCCACTCTTCTATATCTCCTTTAGATACTAACCATTTACATATAGACTCTGTTTTTGGAGAAGGTGGGGAGTATCGAACTGTAGAACCGTCTAATTCTTTATCTCCTAAAATAAACTTACTATCATTGTCTACCCAACCAAACTGTGTTCGCATAATCTCTGCCTCATCCTGAGACTGCTGACTTTTGGTACACTCTATTAAGTACACCATCATAAGATCCATTTGTTTGGGCATCATCACTACACCCTGTGCAGAAAGAATCTTCCTTAACTCTTCTTTGCTAGTCATACTAGCTAAAGGGATTAAAAATTCACGAACCCCATCTTTAGGAAGTATAAGTTTAGCTAATGCCATATCCCCTTTTTCGCTATCGTGTAAACGCTTTATAAGATATAAATCATTGTGGTAAACCAATAAATCTTCATCATCGGGATCACGAGCTTTCTTATAGATACCCCCTTCCTGCGCCCTGAAAAAAGGAAACGGTAATTTAGGAGGCATAAAGTCTAGTATAGGACTATCTTTCTCTTGCTCTTTTATTTCCACCCCTAACTCAATTGGACTTCTTATTTTTCCAAAATGAGGACAATCATCACAAACATTTATATTGATTCCATCTATCGTGTCGCAACGATAGGCTTTATCAATTAAATCAACTGCCTTCTCTTCTGTTTTCTGGTGGTCATAATCAGGGTGTTTCTCAGAAACCGCATGAATTGCTACATCAGAATCCTTACAATTAGTAGCAATTGAAAGAACTGCTCTCCATAAATTATAATCAACTTTATCTTGATGCTTTAACGCATACTCTATTTGAGCGCATCCTTTTCCTTTAACAATTTTCTGTACAATTTTAGCAAAAGAATATTGTTGGTTATCTTTCTTTCGTGAATCAGCTTCAGCAAATGAAGATTTATCTGTGACTTCGGGGGTTCCAATAAGGTTTTTAATTTCGTTAAAATCAACCGCAGGAAATTCCCGTAATACTGATACCGTGGAAGGAGGGTCTGTTTTGTAGTTGAACGTGTCCGGCACACGTAATATTCTCGCACTGTCTGCCGTAACCGCTGGGTCTGCCTCAAGACCTTTCTCCTTGCATAAAATTTTTAACTGTTTTGCAATCGGATTCCAATCATCTTTAGTAATTGATTCTTTTAAAATCCAATACACATGGATACCGCGCCCACTGTTTACAATAGTAGGTGTTGGTAATTTTGTTCTTTGGCAAAAAGACAACAATGCTTCAAGGGCATCGGCTTGACTTAAATACGGTTTGCCTTCTCCGCAATCTAAATCAAGCCAAAAAGATTTCATATACGCTACGTTGTCTTGTGTCCTCTTTCCTGATTCAGTAAAAGAAGCACACGCAAAGTATACGTTGAAATCCCCCTGACGTAAATCCTCTATTTGAGTTTCTATAGCATCCCAGTCGCTATGAAAACTTTGTTGTGGATTTTCTTTGTCTTTTAGACCAACGATACAATAGTTTCCCTCCTCTGGAAGGATCTTCTGTAAAATTGTTGGCATAACTAAACCTTCTCATTTTGTCTCTCAAGATATTCCAATATCAATGCGGAGTGTCTTTCATTCGGTATCCAACTTCCATCAAACCATTTGTAGATAGTTAATTTAGATACATTAAACTCCTCTGCCATATCAAGGACTCTCTTATCCTGCTCAATACAAAACCTACCCAGTTTAACCCCTGCACTAGATAGGTCTGCATTGAGATTAGCATTAGCTATTTTATTGGAATAACCTCTGTTATCCGTCATTATCATCCACTTCATTAGAAGGCGGTGCAAACTTACTCAGGATATCATTTAAATCCGTTTTAGTTTCCTGCGTGTCTTCTTTAGCGGGTTTCTTTTTACGGGTTTTGACTTGAGGTTTAGCTTCTTCGTCAAGTGGTGCAAACGAATTAGTTTCTTCTTGCTCTTCAGGTTCATCCAATGCTGTAAACGCACCAATAGGTTGTCGTTCTGCAAGCTCAACAACTTGTAAACCGTTTAACCAGAATGACATTCCTGCATTACCTGATACCTTATATGGATAAAAAACCAATTCAATATTCACAATGCTTCCAGTAGTTAATTCAAAATCATCTGCTACTGGTTTTGCATCTCGACCTACTTGAAAAGGGGGACTTTGTACTTTTCCAGTTCTGGCTTTGCAATTTTTGTGGATTGATTTAAGGGTAAAAAAACCGTCCCCTTCGTCTTTTATTTTTGGAGTTTTCTCCTGCCCATTACATTCAGTTGGATCAGGCATTTGCTCCTTTGCGAATGGACTTTGTTGCCAAGCCTGTGCGTATGCTTGCATAAAACTACTTACAGCTTCCCTATCCAAACGAACCCCTAATTCCCATTTAGCACTGGGTGTATCAACCGAACAAGGAACAGTACGGCCATTTGGCCCTTCTGAACTGTCATAATAATAAGGTTGATTAAGTTTTGGATATCTTGCTTCTACGTTCATCAAATGATGTTTTACTAATGGTGTTTGTGCCATTTAATTACCCCTTCTAACGGTTATTTTAGTTTCTCTAAAGACGTTTAAACCTTTAGGCTCTTTATCTGGATTCTCTTCCAGAAACTCTTTGAAGTTAGTTTGATGTATTCTTTTTTCCAATAATTCAAACCTATCTTCTTCCTTCATCAAAGTATAAAACTCCTCCCAATTTGTAGAAGAGTAACGTACTTTGTCTTGACGCATGATAGTGCCAGACTTTGTTTTTACTGATTCTGATCCTAGTTGTTCTAGTTTATCAGCGCAGTACTTTTCAAGTTTTTCCTTCTCACGCTCCAATTCTTTTATTTTCTTATCCGCTTCTTTGTTGATACTCGCTACCTCATCACGAATTGCTATGATGGCAATAGCAACTTGTTCAAGCGAAAATTCTTCTTCCATAATAGCCGACATTTCCTTTCTCCTTTATCTTATCCTGATTATATGAACTGTATTCATGTCAGGCCAATTCCTTTTTATAGTTACTTTATAATTTGTTTTAAACTTTTCGTTAAACTTCTTCACTGATCTCCGAACTCTTTCTGCTTTACTTGCCGGAAACGAAAAAGACTCGTTAATCGCTAGAGATTGCACTTGATTATATAACCCCCGCATTTCCTGATATTTTCGAGTAGCTTGTCCAGTAGATTGTTTAACATTAGGTTTATATTTAGGATCTTCCAAACTAGCAAGCATATTTCTTAAATTAGGAACTGAGCCACAATTTGCCGGAAGCCCTCGTTGAACATTATTTTGGATAGCTTGATCTAATTTTTTGCGTAATGCTTCTATCCCTAGTTCTATACCCTCATCTTTATGGGATGAATTTTTATTGATATCTACAACATTACTTGGTCTTTGTGAAAGTTTGTCGTTAACTATTTTTATGTTGTTCAAGACCTCCACTAATTTACGATCTATCTTTGAAATCCTTGCATCCAAAAGATCCAATTGTTCTTCTAAAAAATCCTTGTCTAAACCATGATTATTATTTCCCATTTCTCCTTTCTCCTTACTAAACAGTGTTTAGTGATTATAGACATCTACCTAACTCTGTCAAGAGGTTATTCTATTATTTCTTGATAAAGGTCAAGTAACTTAACGTGGGCTTCCAATCTACCTGACAACAGTCGATACAGTTTTCTTTCTACCGCAGACCCTTCGATGTTCACAATAGTCATGGCATTTTTTTGCCCCTTGCGGTCAATCCTTGCATTGGCTTGCAAGTATGTTTCTGTAGATGTTATAGGGGAATACCAGATAATTGTATTTGCTGCTGTTAAAGTAATACCATGTGCGGCCGCTTGGGGTTGTATTACTAGCACTTTAGGTTCGGGCAATGTCTGAAAATCATTGAATAGTTTAGTGCGTTTATTTAATGACACTTCCCCGGTGATACATTCAGTTATTATATTTACGTTATTAAGAAACTCATACAGCATAGCTATCGTATGTTTAAAAGGAGCAAAGATTAAAACTTTTGCAGACGCTTCATCAATTACTTCTTTCACTACCTTTAGTCTGTTTGACACATCAAACTGCAATACGTTTCCACTGTTAGAATAAACGGCTCCACCTGATAGCTGTAATAACTTACCCATGTTGACAGCTACGTTAGCAGAAGTAACGTGTTCATCTCCTGCTTCCATAATAAATTCTTCACGCAGAATTTTATAATAATGTTTTTGTTGTAGTGTTAATGGAGCTTCCCGATCCACGTAAGTAACTTCTGGCAAATCAAGGCATTGTTCTTTAGTAAATCGAATAGCAGGTTGTAATGTTTTATGCACAACATCCTGTGCATTTGGTTTAGGAACCCATTTGAATTTAGATACAGGATACATTACTGAATCTTTAAACCGCATCTTTGATGGTGTAACATTATCTGGCACACATAGTTTAGCCAACCCATGTGCGTCTATAGGTGATTGGGCGGCAGGAGTTCCTGTCAACATCCACATCCATGTGGTTGGCATAGTTAATTTATTCATTAACTTCCATCTGTTCGTAGTGCAATTTTTATACGCATTAGCTTCATCAATAACAATTAAATCAAACCCACCTTTTGCAATAGATTCTTTAATTACATTAATGCCATCGTAATTAATAATTATATACTCGTAGTCTTTACTGATAATTTCCTTACGTTTATCTTTAGGCCCATAAGCAACACCAACAGATCTGTGTGGGGCAAATTTAAATAGGTCAACTTCCCATGCGCTTTTCATAATAGACCCTCTGTTAATAAATAATCTGAAGCCCATATAGCCGCGCCTGTTTTCCCTGTGCCTTGTTCGTTAAAACAAAATGCTCGTGGGTTTAAAGTCAAAAATTCAGCCGTAGTCTTTTGATGATCCATCGGAGGGTATATACCAGACCATTCATAATCTCTCATAATTGGAGAAGGAATATTTTTCATACGCAATCGAGCTAACTGTTGCGCTGTAGATAAATCCCATCCTACTGTCATGGTATAGATATCATTGTCCTGCCTGACAATATCGCTATCAGGAATATTGTCTTGTATTTTCGCAGGATGTCTAGTGCGAAGCACTATTGTATTGTCTATAACTTGCATTTATTTTTTCTTTGCTTTCTTTTTAGTAGTCTTTTTCTTTATTGTTTTCTTTTTAGGTACATTCTTTTTCACACTACCATCTGAGTTTCTGCTAAATGACCTGTTCTTACTAGGTGACACACTTCTTAAATTAGAAGGTTTATTTGTGCCTCCTTTACTCAACGGCTTCTTGTGATCTATATCTTCCCCTTTTACATCGGTAATTTTTCCGTCTTTACCTTTGTTCTTGGCTTCATATCTAGCTCTCTCCCTAGCGTTTCGTGCGACTCTTTCGCCCCTTGCTTTTTGTTGTTTGTACTCTTTTTTGTACGGTCTTGGTTTGTTTACGTATGGCATCTTTCTTCTTACCTCGTGCTTTACTTAGTGCAATGGCAATTGCTTGGTTACGTGGCTTTCCAGATTTTATGGATTCTACAATATTAGCTTTTATAACTTTATCAGATTTTCCAGCTTTAAGTGGCATACCATTTCCTCCTTCCATTAAATTCACAATCCACTACAGGGCAGAATTTATAACAACTGAAATTACTTTGTGGATTCCAAGTATCAGCTTCAAAACATTTATTTAATAACTCTATATCTTTATCCCATGATTGCCAATATTCTTCTTCTCGCTCACGGTAAAACCTAGATTCAATTAGTTTTTCAGCAACCACGAACATCAACCCACCTTTAATTGTATTAACGTGTGGAAAATGTTTGAACAATGCTAGGGATAAAAGCTCTAACTGTTTCGTGTCTGCGTATCGCGTAGACTTCCCTGTTTTGTAGTCTACCAACAAAGCGTTTTTACTTGTTACTGCTACAAAATCAGCAATTCCACGCCACCATGCTTCAGGGGCAAAGAAATCACAAGGCTCTAAATCTGCTGTCAAAGCCATTTTCAATTCATAGTATTTGTTACCACCTGTGTTTATTAAAGCGTCTACAAATGGTTTTATAAACTTATATTTCTCTGGTAGCGGTGTGCCATCTCTGCCATATTCTTCTGCGGCTGTATGCACCTCTCTACCATAAATCAAATGATGTTGGTCTTCTTCAACTACATCTTTAAGAATCCTAGTGCGATGAAACTTTCTAGGACATTGTTTAAACAAGGATAGTCCTGAGTATGACCATGTAAAGTTACTCATAAGCAAAAAATCCCCATTGGTATTTAGGGTAGTTTCCAAAAACAACTATAGCAGAAGGGAATGGTGCTGAATTTTTATGCCCATCGAATTTTAATCGACCTTTAATAAACTTTACCGTATCCGCTTTCATTACGTAATCGTGCCACCATTTTGTATCTGTGCGTGATGGCAATAAACACACGACAGTAGCTTCACCCTTAAAAGGACTAGGATTGTTTGCACCACTAGATTCGTAGGCTTTCTTTACCCATTTTGATATCTCTCTGCCATAAGGCGGATTCATAAAACAATACCCTTTCCATGTTTGTGACAGTGCATCGTCCTCAATAGAATAATATTTTTTACATTTTGCATTAGAAGCATCTGCACACACATCAATATCAAAATTAAACTCTTTATCTAACTTATCAAATAAATCCTGTGGGGTAGCCCAGTCAGATCGTTTGGACATAAAATGCACCGATTCAGTCATCTTCCTTCTCCAAAAGCACCACTAATCTTTTGATTAGCTCTACCACTTCCCCATCCTCGTCTGTATCAATCTCGATTATTATTTTCATTGGCTATCTGTTGAAATTGGCAATACGCATTGAGCTTCCCAACATCCTCATATAATTTGTAAATCAAATCAAAAGTCTCATCATAGTCACGATCTTTTTCGCAGACTGATTGTATTGCTCTCAAATTATTTTTAATACTAATAATTGCTTCACTGTAATCTTTCATAAACTTCTTCTTCTATATAATCTATTTTAAAAATTGGAGTTCCTTCACCAACGTATGCGCCAACCACGTTATACTCCATCCAATCAATCGCTTCTTCCTCAGTAAAATCTTGGTCTAACATTAAGATACCCAAACATTTATCGTAGTCATAAATAAGTCGATCAGGTTTATCAAACTGCCGACCCACTCCTATAATTGCTTCATCAAATCCATCTGCTTTCATCATTTTCTTTTTCCTTTGATACTTTTACCGTAAAGGGTTGCTTTTTAAAAAAGTGTCTCTTTTAGTTTATTAAGTGCCAAATTAACAACCCAATCAAATACCCATCTACTAAAATTAATGTAGTAATAAAAATAATCCAAAGCGCATAACACGCCATTAATTTACTAACCACAGTCTCCATAACTTTTTCCCACCCCACTTTCACAATCTAAAGGTAATCCGGCAGCCCACTTTGGACTTGTCCTCATTACACTCTCAATAAATTCTTGTGCTTGCTGGGCCTTGTCTTCCTGTATTACACAAACTAACGAATCATGTACAGTTAAAGCAACCTTGTAGCGTTTTGCAATCTGCACCATTTGCCATGAAATAATACATCGCGCTAATGCCTGACATACATTTTCTATTACCTTACCCCCATATATCTTGGTTCTGGAATTTCTAGCCGCATAAGTGT